ATGTGCTCCGCAAGCCTAGTGACAAGGCTTGGGAAAAGAGCGAACGCATGACAGGCAATGCCATTGAAATGGCACAGCAACTAATTGCAACCATGAGTATCAAGCCTGTTGGCACCAAATTTGAAGTATACGGCGAAAAGAATGGAAAGCCGTACACACTCAAGGTCAAGAAGATCAAGAAGATGGGCATAGATACTTACGAGACTGCTGGTAGCCGAGAGGTTGAACTTAAAGCCGCAGGTACAGGGCTACAGGTTCTAGACAAGCGTACTCGCAAGGTGGTATTGGATCGCGGCAACGACCTATTGTGGGACTAATAAAAAACAGAGGAAACACAGATGGCATTACCCAACGATAAGCGTTCACTTCAAGACAGACTGTCTCGCGTGGCTACACGCATGGCACATAAGTTTGGTAATGGCGTATTCACTGGTGTAACTGTGGGTGCAGGTGCATCAGCAGGAATTCCTGTGAGTGTGCTAGTAAATCGCATCGCGGGAAAAAAGGTGTCGCTTGACAGTTTGGGTAGAGAGAATGCTAGTGCTTTGAGTTTTACTGTGATTGATACTGCAAACGGTGCAACCGCTGCCACACAAGACCAACTTGTGGCTGCAACTTACATACCGTCGCAAATGCCTGTTGGTTTATATGGTTCTTCTACTGCTCTCGTTATGCTTGCAAAATTAAAAGCAGGATTAGATAGTGTTGATGTTCATTTAATTGGAGATTCAAACATTGGAAATCCGAGTAAACAGGGTCTTTATGAAGGTATTTGTAGAGGACTAATTCGTGGTTGTTGTGCAGAGATGTACGGTGGCCCAATTCTTCCGGTGATTTTACACCCAACATCAACAACAGATAAAACGATTGGAACAGAAACTACAATCGCTAATGGATTTGGATATAGACTAGATAATTTCTTTCAATATGATAAGATGTTGAGTAACAGAAGTGCGGTAAGTGGAAGTGGAGCAACTTTACAGAGTGGAAACTACTATGCTCCAACTGATTTGAAAAACTTTTTCAAGGTAGACTCTACCGTTACTTTTAGATTTGGCAGTTCATACACCGCAGATTTTGCTTGGTTGCCAAACACTGGATTAACATATACACAAAATGAAAAAGGTCAATTATATCCTTGGACTGGTGTAGGATTACAGACAGAAGGTAGTATAGACACAAGAAATTCTCTAACCTACAGAGTAGTGCATTCTATTATTCCCGGTTCCCATAATGCAAGTATTGTTCTTACGCTAGAGGGATTGTCAACAGGATATGCAGTAGCGGGATTGCCAGCGGGAACAACATATCATCCATCTTTAGGTGTAAATACTTCAAATAAAGTTGGTTATCGTGTGTCTGGTGTTGCAGTAAGTGGAGCGACTGGAATCACATCATCTTTCTTAACATGGCCCGCAGACAGCACAAGAATAGGAGTGACGATTGGTTATAGTTGGTCAAGTTTAGGAAATGGTTACACAACCATTCAGGGCCCATTAGCAGTTTATTTGGAGTCTTTGCATGGAAATACAAAAGGATGGGGTGTTACTCCTATTTTGTATCATTCTGGTGCGACAACAGGTGCTATATCTTCTGTTATAGATTCAGCAGCAACAGGAAATGGAACCAACAAGACATCTGCTGTAAAAACAATTGTTCAAGAAACGCGAGAAAGACAAATACAAGCAGGTGGTAGTGGTAATCTTATTGTGGTCATTTATAGCGGAATAAATGAAACAGGAACTAGTGGAACAGGTGAGGTAACGGGTGCAGCACAATATCAGCCTGCTATAAAAAATATAATAAGCGATTACAAGACAATATGGGATGAATTAGGATACCCAGAAAATGATTTGGCGTTTATAGTGGCAACCACTCATCCAACATTTTTGACTCCTGCTACATCAGGTGGAGTTTACGATTGGAATTTGGACTCAATCAGAGAACAAGGAAAACAATACGCACAAACTTCTCCAGATTACAGCACTATTTCTCCTTATTCTAATATTACATTTGTGAACATCACCGAACTAGGTGCAAATGGAATAACGCAAGGCGGTCTGACGGTTGGAAATTCTTTTAACGGCAATCAAAATTTTTATAGGCAGGATGGTGCGGCAGGTAGTCATCTGATAGATGGATTTACGGGTGGTTATGCGTACATATCAGAACTATTAATCAAGCGTTGTTTGCGATACGCCACTTCATATTAATTAACCAATGAAAGACTTCAAGGACTTACGGGATCACGCATTCAACTCACTTCAAAGGTTATTCTTTGAAGAGTTTGATGCTGAACTAACCGAAAGCAAAATAGTTCTTGATATGCCCAAATTTGATCGTGAAGATGTGATTGCGTATCTTGACGAAGAAGGTATAGAATGGGAAGAAAAGGACGGAGTGATTGAGATTCTTGATCCTGTGGAAGAGGCTGACATTGAAGTAGAGGTGGAAGCCGAAGAGGCTGATGAAGTGGAAGAATCGGTTGAAGTGCAAACCGAAATGATTAATGAAGCGTCTGCCAAGCGTAAAATTGTGGTTCGTCGCGGCAAGAAACGGATCATTTTCAAATGTGGCCCAGGAATGATGAAGCGTGGGCCTCGCCTGTGTGTTCGTCGTCCGGGTTCACAACTACGAAAAATGAGATTGCGTTCCAAGCGTTCGGCTCGCAAGGCTCGTTCAAAGCGTAATGTGGCAAAGCGTAAGCGTAAACTGTCTATGCGTAAACGGCTGTCGTTCGGCTTGCGTCCACGCAAGCGTAAGTAACAAACAGGAAACTACACCATGATTCAATGTGACAAGACACCAAACGGTGGTCGTGTGCGAGTTAGTGGAAAAGACTCGCAAGCAGTAATAGATTTTTTGCTTTCCGACCAAACCGAAAATCCATTAACTCTGACCATAACGGAGGAGTTTGGAAGCGATCCACGCCTCACACTAGCAGTCATTGACAGTCTTGTAGAGCGATACAGTCCTCCTGTTGTGTGGTTTCGTACAGGTAATGCAGAGTTGCGGTACTTGCCGTACATTTCAAACTCAGTCTACAGGCACTCCACAGTTCACGAGCAGTCGCTATTTACCCGCCCATTTTCAGACGGCAAACCATTCAGCAGAATCTATTCCCTTGCAGAAGCCATGAGCAATTACGCATTGGTTCGTTCTGTAAATGAAGAACTGCAAATATTTGACAGATACGCCGTACTGTCCAAGTTTAGGAAAGCGTTAAAACCGCTGGAATTCATCTCCATGAAAGAAGAGTGTGACTACAATATACAGACCGCGTGTGTGGACGCAACCCGCAACACCATTCAGCACGGCAAGGAGAACTTGAATGCCACAGGCTCGTACTCGGCGGCTTTTCAAAAAGTGCTACACGAACTGGAAGCGAAACAGGCGAGCGGCTCGTGCTCGTTTGACGCAAAAACCGCGTACCTGCGTGAAGTCGTGGTTGGAGTGTGTTTGCCAGCAATCGTGCTATTTGGCAGCAGCAATCCATTCACACAGGCTGTGACCGAATCATTTATTCGTGGTGCTGCGGAGTACGCACGAATATCCGAAGAGTTGCTAGAAGGCTACGAAGCCGCACTCAAGTATTCAAACTAGATACTTTGTTGAACATTTCATAAATTACACGCCTAGATACTATTAGGAGATTAAACCATGCCAAACATGAGAGACATGCTACTGTGGATGCAGCAGCAACAAAACAAGCCTGAATTCGCTGCTGCCAAGCGATGGCTAGATCGCAACCAAACTCCAGCACCAGAACAGCCCAAGGCTCAACCCGAAGTGGAAGCCATTGATGAGCAGCCGCCTGAAAACGAGTAAGTATGAAATCTTTTCGTCATGCTTTTGTGAATATTTCGGGGGATATAACAGCCGCAGAGGCAAACGGCTCTCGGCAGTACACAACACCCGATGGAGTTTTCCCGTCTGTGACTACTGTTACAGGATGGGCAAAGCGAAAGTTCTTCGCAAAATGGCGGCGAGAGCATCCCGAAGAGTCCAAGCGAATCCTGTCTCGTGGCACTCGGGTTCATGCTCTTATAGAGGACTATTTACAGAACCGTTTTGAGGCTTCGCTACAAGAAGCCGCAGGCACCGAAGAACTAGACATATTCAACACCATGCAGCCGTATTTGGACTGTATTGACAATATTCGTGCGGTTGAAGTGCCCCTGTGGTCAAAAAAAATTGGATTGGCAGGACGCACTGACTGTATTGCAGAATACAACGGCAACCTGTCCGTGGTGGACTTCAAGACTTCCAAGAATCCCAAGAGCGAAGACGCAATTAGTGATTATTTTACTCAAGGAGCCGCTTACGCTCTTATGTGGCAAGACCTGACAGGGCAGCGAGTGGACAATATTACAATCATCATGGGTGTAGCCAGCACAGGCGAGTGCCAAGTGTTTGAAGCCCACACCCGCGATTGGGTGGAACCCCTTGTGGACGCTATTGCCCTGTGGAAGTCTGAACAGGTTTCTACGGTCTAAATAATGGGGTGAAACCCATGAATTCATTTATTCCATTCTTGGCAGAGTCCCTGAAAAGCACAGGTGGCAAAAATGTCCACTTGGAGCACCTTGAAGACGAAATATTTAACGGTGGCTTTGCAGGGTTTTCAAAGGCTATGAATTCTCTGCGTGGCGTGGTGCAGTCACTACACGGCAACGATACTGTGCCATACGATATTTCAGTCAAGTGGGACGGCGCACCTGCCATCATCGTGGGAACCGATCCCGAGAACGGCAAGTTTTTTGTGGGCACCAAGAGTGTGTTCAATGTGACACCCAAGATTAACTACACCGAAGCCGATATTGATCGCAACCACGAAGGCGAAGGGCTGAACGCCAAACTGAAACTAGCCTTGAAGTATCTCAAGGGGTTACGCATCACAGGCATCCTGCAAGGGGACATGCTGTTTGACAGCGAATCCCTGAAACGAGAAACCATTGACGGTAAACGGTACATTACATTCCAACCCAACACCATCAAATACGCAATTGATCCACAGTCACACTTGGGAGCACGAATCGCTGGTGCCAAAATAGGAATCGTGTTTCATACTGAATACGGTGGAAGTACCATGCGTGATCTAAAGGTTATCAAGTTTAATCCCTCTCTTGAAGGATTAGCCAAAAGCAAAGCAGTGTGGTACGACAATGCCACCTACCGATTCTCTCGTGGTGACGGGCTGTTTAATGAACGGGAGATTACACATATTACCTCACAAATAGATGGCATCATAAAAGACGGCATCTCTCTGCGGACAGCCATGAACGGAGTTGCCAAGAATCCTGCACTCGTATCCGAAATCAAAACCTATTTCAACAGTATTATTCGCACAGGACGAGAACTAGGCGACACAAACGAATTACTCTCGTTTATGTCTGCAAAGGTTGATGCCAAGCGTAAAGAACGAAAAACCAAAGTTCCTGCCAAGACACCCACGCCAACACTGGATTATGTGCGTAAGAACCGTAATCAGATCAATAGCCTGTTCACACTACATAATCGTGTAGCACAACTCAAAAAGCATGTGCTAGCAAAATTGGCAACCCTGAGCACAGAGTTTGGAACATTTGTGCAGAAGGGTGACAAGTATGTGGCAACAGTTCCCGAAGGGTTTGTTGCCATAGATCGGTTGAGCAACGATGCGGTGAAACTGGTTGACCGTATTGAGTTTTCAAAGGCTAACTTCACGATTTCCAAATCGTGGAAACAGTAAAGAGTTGGTGTACCGCGAGTGCATTACGGGAGGTGATCCAAAGTGGCTAAATCTGTAAAAGATACACGACAGAGCAAAACCATTGTGGTTGCTTTTGGTCGTTTTCAGCCACCAACTTCGGGACACCAACTCTTATTTAACAAGGTGGTAGACACAGCGAAAAGAATGGGAGCAGACCACGCGATTGGTTTTAGTCGCAGTCACGATCCCAAAAAGAATCCGTTGTCGCCATCTCGTAAGTACTATTGGTTGAAACGCCTATTTCCGGGAGTACATTTTTTAAACTCTGAAAACATAAAGACCCCATTTGATCTGCTGTATACGCTTGCAGAGATGGGGTACGATCATGTGGTGTTTGTGGGCGGTGAAGATCGCAGCGAAGACTACGATGACAAAACCATCCGCAAACTAATGAAGCACTCTGATCCTAAACGCCGACTAAAACTAAAGCGTTACGATTTCGTGATGGCAGGCAAGCGTGATGCCAAGGCAACAGGTGTGCAGGGCATGAGTGCTAGCAAAATGCGAGCCGCTGTTGAACAAGACGACAAGAAATCGTTTGCACAAGGAATGCCTTCTGCTGCAAGCCGTGACGATACTGTTCGCCTGTTTGATGAACTACAGCGTGGAATGCGGAAGGGCATGAAAGAAGAGTTTGACTTTAGTGAACTGTACCACGCCGCTGCTGCCAACATTATTGAAAGCGACAAGTATAAGCGTCGTCCACCCACACCCGGTCAAACAGGTGGATTCTCCAAGCACAGCACACAGTTCCCAACCCCACCGTGCAAGATTGACGAAGACTTGGGTGATTGGTTCAAGCAGAAATGGGTCAATATTGGTGGCAAAAAAGACCCAAAGACAGGGCAGTATCCGCCCTGTGGTCGCAAGGACGCAAGCGAAGGCGGTGCGTATCCCAAATGCCGTCCGCTGCACAAAGTGGGCAAGACCCCTGAAACTGTGGGCGAGATGTCGCCAAAAGAACGCAAGGCTGCTGTGGCACAAAAGCGACGAGCAGAAGCCAAAGCGTCCAAGAGCGGCAAGGGCAACAAGCCTGTAATGACCAGCCACAAGTCTTTGGACGAAGGCTCGTCTTGCCCACGAAACCCACGAGGAACTGCTGAAGACACATGGGTAGCGGTAAAAAACGGGCGTGTAAACTTCTATATTGGCTCGTGTAGCCAACCGTACCAAACTTTTGGAGACGGGGATGCCGTTCAAGCCATCCGTTACGGCGAGGAAATCTATGTTACGCTCCGAAACGGCAAAATTCAAATATACAGAATACAGAACGGTAGGTCGGTTTATGGCCCCGTTCGCAGCATGTAATAGGAACCTAAATATAGAAAACGCATTTTGCAAAAGGAACCCGTAATGGACACCGCTATCAAATCAAAACTACAAGCCCTGCTTCGTCTTGGACTGGTTTCCCAAACCAATGTGCGTCGTGCCATGACGCTGTTCTCTGATCCTGAACGATACGCCAAGAGTCCTGCATACCGCACCCTGATGCAAGAAATTCTAGTGGATGTGGTAGACACCATCCTGAAGAACCGTGTACTGTACACCGCTCTTCGCTCGTCACTAACCAAAACCAAAGGAGCCGCCGATGCTTCAGAAACCGTTGCTGCTACTAGCCAAAAGTTGGGCGAAAGTGCAGAGTCTAGCCGCGTGGATGTACTCCTACGCAAAGGGCTGGTGGACAAAGAGCAACTAACCGCTGCTCGCAAGGCTCTAAAGTCCAAGAGCAACATGAAGCAGATGAGCATGGGCAAGGTGTATCGTGAAATGATGATTAATATGTTGGATTCAATGGTAAGCAAAATTACTGGCAATCCCGCTCTGTTCAACGCTTTCAAGTACACAATGGGCAAGGATGTGGTGGAAGAAGCCTTTGAAGGTGGCGACGAAGACATTATTGGTTTAGTTGGACTCCACGAAGACGCACAAGAAATTCTTGAAGCCAACAAACCCACCAATCCGTCTCTGTGGTCAAAAGCCAAGAGCATGGCAAAGAGCAAGTTTGATGTGTACCCGTCTGCGTATGCCAACGGATGGGCAGTCAAGTGGTACAACTCCAAAGGCGGTGGTTGGAAGAGCGTGAGCGAAGGCAAGTCATTCTTCCAGTTTGTCAATGATCTTGAAGAAGCCCTAACTCCTGCTCGTCAAGCAGTGATTGATCGTGAACGCAAGAAGGCTTCCGAAACCATGAATCGTGCCAGCACTCCTACACCTGAACGCAACAAGGCATACGCTCGTGGCTCACGAATCAACTACCTTGAACTCAAGGGGCTGTCAAAGAAGTCTGACAAACAAGGCAGTCCTTATCAGGTCAACAAGCGTGAACATGAGAAGTGGCGTAAGATTGAAAAGGATATGAGTAAGCCATGATTAAAAAGCAAGGCAACAAGTTTGTAGTAACAGACAAGGCAGGCAGCAAAGTATTAGGAACTCACGCTTCAAAAGAAAAGGCACAGAAGCAACTCGCAGCAATTGAAATTTCAAAGGCAAAACACATGAAAGAAAACAAAACATTCAAGGCGTTTCGCAGCACTCTTAATGAGAGCGAGTACAGCGAAGTTCTAACAGGTTACGGCAACCGCTCGGCTCATAAGGACGATGCAGGCTTGCACCACCTACAGTCTGCGGGTGCTCTTGCTGGCATCAACGCCATGCTTGCTACCATTGGCAAGGGCACTTACCTTGATCCCAATGAAGCGTTCCTCAAGATGAAGGTGCGTCTGAATGTGGTGCAACTAGATTTTGCGTGGAAGCCAGGTTCGTGGGACGGTGGCGTGGGTTCTTATGATATTCCTGTGGTGCAGTTTGGTCGCGTTGACGGCTACGACGCACAAACAGGACAGATTCGCTTTGACGGCAAGGCTAACCCCACAGGCGGCTACACCGAACTCAACCTGCATGTGGATGTGGAACTTACTCCCGAGTCCTTGTATGTGGTTAGTGCCAAACTGTCTCCTGCCGCGACTGTAGCAGAAAGCGTGGAAGTGGCTGAAGACCTACAGACTCCTGCTCGTGAACGGGAAATGAAGCGTAAGATTGACAAGGCAGACGATGCTGCCCAGCGTGCCTACCAAACACGAATGACAAAAACAGGAACAATTGCGTCTCGTGCAAGCAAGCAGGAAGACAAGCACGAGCGTAAACTTGTCAGTTTGCTAAAGCGTGATGAAAAAGAGTATTCGTCACCTCGCACCTACGGTCGCGGTGGCAAACTTGTAAAGCGTGGTAGCCGTGCAGAGGTAAAAGAAGACCTACAAACACCAGAGCGCAAAAAACAAATGAAGAGAAGAATAACCAGATTGAAAAATCGTATTGATGATACTCACTCTGAAGTAGAAGATTTTGATAGAAGTCCTCACAATCTTGGTTTTAGAGAAGTGGAGCGTGGAGAAAGACGGCTCAGAAAACTAGGAGATAAATTGAATAGAGCAAGAGAAAAAAATGCAAGAGAAAAGCAAAGCAGTAAAGTTTACGGTATTGGTGGCAAAGTAGTAAAGGAAGAGATGGAGCAGATTGACGAAGCAGGAGCAGCCAAACTGGCTCGTATGGGATACGCATACGACCGTGCACGAATCGGTTCTCGTGGCGTAAACAATCCTGAACGAAAGCAGCAAATGCGTGATGCGTACTACAAGCAGCGTGAAAAGGTGGAAGCCAACAAAGCCAAGCGAGTTGCAGCAGGTACTTTTGACAAGGGGCGTGAACTAGAAGCCCTCCACAAGAAGTACGAAATTCGTCGTGCCAAAAATGCTGTAAAGGAAGAGATTGAGCAGATTGACGAGTTGAGCAAGGCAACCAAAGACTCGTATGTTGCCAAGCGTGGTTCGCAACTGTCGTCCATGATGTACGGTTCTGGAAAGCACTACGCTTCGCTCACAGGCAAGCAGCAAGCCAATGCTGTCAAGGGACTCAAGCGTGCTACGGGACAGAAAGTTGCCGAAGCACTTATTGGCGGGCAGAAGAAACTAGACCTGAACAAAAACAAGCGTCTTGATTCACAAGATTTTGCTCTGCTCCGTGCCAAGAAGAAGGCTGTGAGCGAAGCCAAAAAGCCCATGATTAAGATTGGTCTGAACCCTAACAAGAAAATTGGTTACGAGGTTGCTTCAATCGGAGCAGGTGGAAAGAAGACTGTTGAAAAGTCTGTGGACTACACTATGCCCCACAAGCCCAAGAAAACCATCCTGACCCAAAAGGTACAGGACGGCAAGAAGATGGGTTCGCCTCGCCCAATAGCCAAGTACGAGGGCAAGTGAAAGGCTTTTGGGAATATATCCGTCTGCGTCCGTCCAAACCTCTAGTGTTTGAGGACATCTTTATTGGGCAGGGCGTGGAACTCCAATCGCCCGTTCCAGGTTCAAATATTACCGACACCGACCTGTCGCCCAAAGAAAAACAGAACAAGTTCAAGAAAAAGCGAGCACTCAAAAAATAACAACCCGTATTCGTAATGGATTTCAAGACTCTTACACGCGACAATTTTCTTCTTTACGCTATGGGGCGGTACACCAATCCCCAATGCACAGGCATGGCAGAGTTTAGTGAAGACCTGAACCGCATCAAGTATGTGAAGCGGCTTCTTAAAAAATACAAGCGTAGCGGCAAGATACGCCCTATTCTGCTGCTGAACCACCTGACCGTTTTGGGAAATGTGTTTACCCCGATGGGAGCCGCACGAATGCTATTTTTTAAATTGGAGCACGATCTGTACCCGTGCCTGAAAACCGCTCTGCTGTACCTGAACTACATAGGAGAAGGGATGGTATTGGATGAAACCCCTGTGGACACCATTCCGATGGACGGACGGCTTGGAGAGGTTTTACGGAGGCTATAATGCCCAATAGTGCAGGCGTAATCAATCCATTTTTCGGTGATGGCGGCACCGTCAAGGCGTGGGGGGTGTACGGGCTTAATTCCACCGCTCAAAGCACGATGACTCTACAAAATGTGGTGAACTGCTATAATTTAAATTTTGATGATGCCCTGTTTAATTCTCAAATAACAGCGAACAGCACTGGTACTTCAGAACAAAAACTATCAACTGGTGCAATACCTTTCAAATTTATAACTCCGATGGTGAACACCAAATATAAAATATTCGTGAGTCCTAAAGTGGTGAGTTCTGGATATATGAATGGGGGCAGATCATTTTTTGCACACGCTCTGAATTCGTCCAAGTATCCAAAAACAGTTAATGGGTTTTGGGTTCGTTTTGGGTTTTTGACCAAAATTGGTGACACACTCCCAACCACATCTCCCACCAATACCGCTCCTTTGGTTGGAGAAATCTTGAACATTTCTACAAATCTTACAGACTATCAAATACAAGTAATGGTGGTGTAAATGGCATACGGATACAGCACAACACGATTTGGAAACGCAGCATCACCCAAACCAACGGCTGATGCGTGGTGTGTGTTTGAATTGAACAGCAACGGAACTCCAGTTATTGTGGACTCTGTTGGCGTGTCGTCTGTTCAAAGAGTACAGCAGGGAGCGTACAGAGTAAATTTTTCTGATCCTGTCAAGTTTTCTAGTGGTGCGTATATTGCAATGGTGCAGCCTGAATTTGGAAATAACGCATCCACCTATTTTACCTGTATTGCACAAGGCACCACAGCAAGTAATTCCGCCACAGCAAGCGGAGCAAGTGCGTCTGCGGATATAGCGATATTACAGTTTCAACCAACGAATACCGCCAATCCTTCACTGCTTCAAGACTATATCAGCAGCACAAAAACACGAGTAAACGCAGCGTTTGTGTGTTTGCGTAGCGACAGCGATCTGCGTAAACCACATGTTTCAAATCTTTTATACAGAAGTGACCGATTTGATGACACAACCGCTCTTGGTTGGGGCACCACATATGTACTTGCTCCAGGTTTTTATGGAGCCGTTGATCCCTCTGTTGCCGCGTCTCCCGTTGCAGGAGCAAGTGCTTTTTATATTGATGGATATCCATCATTAAATTATATTGCACAAGGGGCTGGATCAGTAAATACACTCCACACATTTTCAGTATATTTCAAGAGTGTGACAGGAGTAACAGCACAAATCCTGTGTGGTGGAGACAACAATAATTTTGGATACCAATACAATCTGTCTTCTGGTGCACTAATTGGTGTGGGATCAGTTCCAAGCGGAGGAAGCCGTAGTGGTTCAATTGTGGACGCTGGCAACGGATGGAAGCGGTGCATTCTTACTTTTTCTACTCCCCATTCTCCTGCCCCTGTGATAAACACCCCCCCTTCTGGCACGAGACTGTATATGGCTGCTGCTCAACTAGAATACGGTTCGGTGGCTTCTCAATACATTGCAACAACCAGCACCAGACCAGTATACGGAAATCAAGACAGTCTCATTACCCTATATCCAAGCACTCGTGGTTTTGGTGCGTCAGGTTCAACCTATTCGTCAGCCATAGCACAGATCAGCAATAAGCGAGCAGCAACAGCATGGGGAACCATTGTGATTCCAGGAATCAGCGGAAACAGCACCGTGAATGCGTACACAGAAAACTCGTACAATATTCAAGGAATAAGTGCAGGGAACAACTCTGTGTTTGAATTGCTGTTCAACAAGACTATGGGAAACACTGGCTATTGTGTTGTAACCTCAACAGAACAAGAGCAGGTGTATCCTGAAACTGCGGCAGTTGGTTCTGCACTCACCATTCCCCCCACGCAAGAATACACTCTAAACATAATGAGAAATGTGAGTTCGGTTGACGATCAACGAACAGTAAACGGATTCAGAATAATTTCTCTTCGTCAAGACTCAAGCGACAAAACCTTTAAAACCAGAAACACCCACTATTCGAATGGACTAAATCAAAAAATCCATTTCATGGTGTTTGGAGGACTATCAGCCTATGGCACATCGTAAACTGCAACGCTTCTCCACATTCGTGGAACAAGAGGGTGGTGGGGGCGGTCTGCCCACCAATGCACCCACAAACACCGTTGGCGGGGGTAAAATCGCGGGTTTGGGCAGCGATATCCCACCTGTACCCGCAAAAAAGAAATTCAATATTCAACGCCGAAAGACTGCTAAACTCATAAATAATAGAGTGATTGAAAGTCACTAACTTTAGAAAGGAAGTGGGTTTATGTTTAGTCCAGAACTGTTATCATTGGTGGGTGGATCGGCTACAGGATTCCTGTTCCGCTTCATGGCAGAGAAGCGTCAAGACCAAAAGGAAATGTTTGAGCGGCTAATCGCTGCCAACAAGCAGACCACCGAGAACCAAGACAAAGCCGCAGAGCGTGTTCCGCTTGATGTGGGCAAGGGTATCCGCCAAGTCATCGTACTGGCTGTGCTGTTTGCCACCCTGCTTGCTCCATTCATCCTGCCGTTCTTTGGACTACCCACATTTGTGGAAGTGGATGCCAAAACTCCTGAAGGGTTCTTTGGGCTGTTTCCTGAGACTACCCGTAAGTATTTCGTGGAAGTAAACGGATTCCTGTTTGCTTCTGAAACTCGCCAAATCCTCGTGAGCATTGTCGGCTTCTACTTTGGTAGTGCTGCCGCTGCCAACAAGTCGTAAAGGGGAACACCATGAAGAAAGTACACGGACTACTTGCAGGACTACTTCTCGCTGGGTGCAGCACTGCTCCCATGATTGTTCCTGATGACACAACCGATAGTGTCATTATGATGAAACTCAAGCACGAGATCACCAACGGCGATCAGATCAGTCAGAACTGGGGATGGATTCTGTGGTATCTGCCTGTAATGTTCTTGGTGCTTGCGTGGGCTTGGAAGGAATTCATCAACAAGCCTATTCATCTTGACGACAAGGAAGACGCAGAGGAAGAGCCAAAGGCTACAGAAGTTCAGCCTCCACAGCCTCCTGCTAACTCTTAATCGCCATCAGGGCTTGTGGCACGAAGAGTTTCGTGCATTCGTTTGCAAATATAGTACGAGTCCACAATATCTGAAACAGGGCTAGCCACTTCCTTACGGTTGGGGGCAAGCACTGCTTTCAGGTGCATACCTGTTTCCCACACAAACGCATCGTACATTTGAGTTTTATCTGCGTTGCCTTTGCCTGCTGCAAATTTCTTAACTTCGGTGGGTGGAATAACCGTAAGAGGAATGCCCAAGTGGTACAGTTTGTATTTCAGGATGCCTGTGTTTTCTGCAATATGAAATACTCGCCCACTTGCAGAGTACGCATATCCTTCAAGGGCTACATGGGAGCAGCCCATCACAATGTCAATAGCCCAGTCTGCAATGCTTTCGTAGCGTTCCTGATCGGAGTTCCAATCAGACAGCCGCTCGCCGTAAATATTCATGGTGCGAATTTCTGATTGTTTCTTGTTCTCGGTCAAGAAATAAAACGAGCAGTACTCGTGGCTCCACGGCAGCGAATCGTCTGGGTTGTTGTACAAACAGACGGCTGGGCCACAAAGCGAATAATCAATTCCTGCTATCACCATACAGGTATTTATGGTGGCTAGCCTAAATACAGGAAAGGAGGAATACAATTATGTTTCCAATGCCACAACCGCAAACTGAAAATTACAATGAAACCGTGCTGATCCCCCTGTTGGAGAAGCGTGTCCACTCGCTTACAAGTTCGGTGATTCTAGCCGAAGCCAAACTTGAGATTGCCCTCAAGGAAAAGGCTGAACTACAAAAGCAGTTGGACGCAGCACAGGCAGCAGCACAACCTGCCGTTGAGCCTGTTCACACAGAAGACGGAGCCTAAAATCCCATAAGGCGGGCAAGCAGTAGCCCAACGCAAAAACTGCAAGCACACACTAGAACCTTTTGAAGTCTGCTCATGGAGCCACCTCCAGCGGAACACCAGAAAGTTCTAGTGTTGTGGTTTTTACCCAATCAGATGCCAAGTCTAATCGTGTGGCAGAGTTTTCGTAAATGTGCCCGTTGCTGTAGCCCAAAGCACTAACAATGCCCACGAGAACCCCTTTGCCGTCCAGTACAGCCCCACCCGAATCACCAAAATATACTGTGCCTTCTAACGGCAGGAACTTGAATGCGGTGGGGTCTTCAATTAGGGTTCCGTAGTAGTTAAACACTTCAGGATGGCTGTGGCGTTTGTAGCCACCACCAAATCCAATAACAGTCAGCGGCTCGCCCCGTTCGTAACGATTGGTATCAGCATTTAGAAAATGGATAGGTTGGGCACAGCACGGGCGATCCAATACTGCAATAGCCAAGTCCATTAAAATGTGTTCCTGCACCTTGAACAGCGGATGCAACTTGTAAGCGGTAATCTTATACCGCTCGCATCCTGTGGTAAATTCAGCAATATCGCCGTCCTGCATACAGTGCCCTGCGGTCAGGATCACTGTGGGAGCGATTAGTACTGCTGATCCAATTTCCTCGCCTTTATTTGTGACTAAGCGTCCAACAGCAAGGTCTTCGGTATGCTCGTCCATCAGGGAGAACCCCTCCATGAACCACGGTAGAGTTGTGAGAGGCTCCCCTGATGGAATTGATTCGGATTTTTGAGGCGGGTATACCTCGTCACATGCCCCGAAGAGTAGTGAGAGGGCTAGCAGAAGAGATATGAATCCCGCTCTCTGCATACAAATATCTAGCCCACTCACCAACACAAAAATGTTAAAATTTCTTGAAGGTTTGTGCTAAAAGAAAAACCCCCTTGCGGGGGTTGTGTGTTGTTGCTCTGCGATAGGACTCGTTACCACCAACCAGCATATCCATTATGCGGATCTGGTCCTTTTGGCTGTGTTGCTCTGCGATAGGACTGTACATCACCATAACCAGCCATCTGTGCGTTGTAAAGTTCATATGCCGCAGGATCTTTCCTTATACGAGCCATTTCTGCATCGAATTTTTTCTGCGTTGCCTTTTCATGGGCTGCTGTTTGCTTCTTGGATCGTTCCATTTCTTGATTGTACTTTTTCGTACCCTTGCGAACCACCTTGCCACCTTTGGCGTAGAGTTGTTTGCTAGCGAGTTCTTTCATATCGCGTTTGTAGCGGTGGCGTAACTTTGCGGATGCACTTCTCTCCTGTTTATCGCCTGCCGCAGTATTCCTGCGTCTGGCGGCATCGCGTTGTCGTTGTAGTCTCCGAGTCTCTGCTTGGGTTTCTATTTTACGCTCGAAAGTCTGCACATCTTCCAGTAGAGCATTAGGATCAAGGTCTAGTTCTTCGCAAAGAGACAGCAGCACTGTTTCAAGAGCAGCAGTGTACTCCATAGCCTCATCAAGAGCGGCTTGTGGGTTTTGGACGCGAGCAATGCTCTCGTTGAGCGAACGGAATGTGTTGGTATTGAATCGGGACATGGTAATTTCTCCTTGTCCTGTATTTATAAAGAAACAACCGCCGTGCACGGGGTTTGGTTTTGTTTAGATTTTGTACAATTTTTATCTGAAAGGATTGCCTTTGCTTTGCCGAATCCCAATAGCACGCATGAAACTTTCGCCTGTGTCTCCATCTCTACCTGCCTCATTACGATAGCCTGCCATTTGAAGTTGGTGTTCAGGATTGTTTGCTTGGCTTTTGTGCCACGCTGCACTTTTGGCTTTCTGTTTCTTATGCAGTTCAGCCTCATTTCGGCGTTTAGCAGCCAAATCTCTTTCACGCTGCTTGCCTTTTTTATAGTCTTCTGAACCCTTTTTAGCAGGCTTGCCGCCCTTGCCGTAAACGGTTTTTGATTTTTCTTCTTTGTGCCTTTGTACTTCTGCCTTACGGTGTGCATCCGCGACCCGCTGGCTGCCACCCGTCTTCGCAAATTTAGTACGCAACTTCATTATTTTGCTTTTGAGTTCTGCTGCTCGCTCTGGTGTTTGGATGTCTTCCATCAAGGCTTGGGGATCAAGACCCAGTTCTTCGCACAGGGACAGCAGCACTGCTTCAAGAGCAGCAGTGTACTCCCGAATTTCGTCTATTTGTTCGTGTAGGTTATCCATTAAGCATCTCCTCTTCGATTATTTATACAAAAGAAACAACCCCCGTGCACGGGGGTTGTCGGGCTAGAGATGCTATCTCTAGCGGGGCACAAGCCTGCGAAGTTTATGTAGTCAGGTCAATCTTTTGTATACAAAACCCAGAGTACTTTCCTTTTGTCCAAATTATTTTTCCTCTATGATGTTGAGTTCTTATGCAAGATGGGCTAGGGACACTTGCGTTCATTTCGCAGAACTTTTCTATGTTGTTGGTTGTTTCCTTTGATCCATTTGGAAAAACTATTTCATATGTCTGTCTACGATCTTTGGTATAGTCTGTTTCTCTGTGCGTTTTTTTTACGCTTTTTCGTATCTTGTCCTTTGTCTCCTCAGAGGTAACATAGTTCAACTTGCTCTGTCTTCCCTTACTCTTATTCCCTATCAGAGTTCTTGTCTTTTGACTAATCACTCTTGTTTTGTTGCTGTTGACTATAGCCATTCTTGTTGCTTCCATCTTTTGTATCTGTCCAGACAATGCTTTCCAAGCAATATAGTCCTCTTCTTTTTTGTGTTGTTCCCACAACAATCTATGTGCTTCTGCGTGTTCTTCCACAGATAAGAACACTATGTTTTCTGTTTCATCACTTCCCCCCATGTGTTTGGGCTTTATATGATGTCTGTGTAATTTGGCTTTTTGTTTTGGTAGCATAAACCCTCCATTACATATTTATGCTCCATGTACATTTCAGTACCAAAGTAATCAGCGTTGTGTGGGGAATTCCGTAGAAGAAGATGAAATATCAACCAACTCACAAGAGCCAGCAGTGCAGGCAAATGTTTGTGTTCCTGATGTATGATCTGTGGTTTCGTATTTTTGAAGTTCGGACCAATCTATTTCTTTTGGCATGGTAGACAGCAGTTTTTCGTATTCTTCTTTTGTGCAATCCTGATATGGTGCTTGACGATATGTTCCGAGATCCATAGGCAAGAATGAAACACCGCTTATTTCATCAAAATTCTCGTATACCCATGCTCCAACAGCCATCCACTCATCTTCTTTTACACTAACTGTAATACTTGGCTTGTGTTCTGTCCAGTGCCGCTGATACGCCAACCACAATTCAAGGTGTTCAATAGCCGTCATGTCGTTGCGGGTCACAGAACCCACAGCCTTCATGGGGAACGAGAACACCATCGTATGGTCAGGACGCATATTGCACGGTTCGTGTGGGAAGCCCTTGTCAATCATAAACTGACACAGGGGGTCTTTGCGATCCGCACGAACGGTGCGAATATAGTACTCGTTGTGACGAGCGTGGATGCCGCTTGCAGAATCAGTCAACTGCGATACGGTTCCACTAGGCTTGACACAAGTAATAGCCGCTGCGGGGTTGATGCCAATCCGCTTTGCCCACTCCTTGTTGGTAGCCACGGCATGGTCACGAAGCGACTCAAGAATGTGCTGCAAGTTTTCGGTGTTGTCTCGCATCATGGCATTGTCAAGAATACCTGTGAGTGACACACCAAGCAGTGCTTCTTCTTCACAGTTCTTCTTCCACTCACTAGACAGGTACGGGAAATGGGTCAGACTAGCCTGCCATGTGCCAAGAATGGCAGCAAGCCGCACTTTACGCTTCAGGGTGTCTTCTGTATCGTCTTTGCGAACAATTACTTCACTCAGATTGCAGAACTGCTTGTCACGCAGAATAATTTCAGAGCACGGATTCGTGCCGAACTCGTAAGTGGCATCACGACGCTCACCCAACTTTTCCACAGTCTTCTGTGCAGCCTCACGGTTAAAGATGCCACGCTCACCGCTCTTGCTGTTGTACAGAGACAGCCACTCTTCCATGAATGTGCCAATCTCGGGCTTCTCCTTGTACGCCACGCTGTTGTTAGCCAGTGCCCGTTGTGGATTCTCGTTCCACCACGCACCACTCTTGGCATTACGCATACGCTCGTCTGTCAGATTGGACAGAGAGATGAGTGCAGAACGACGCACACCACCCACAACCACCACTTCTGCTACCTTGCAAATAATGTCATGGCATTCCATTGAAGTGAGTTTGCGTCCTGCGGCTCGCTTGAAAGTGTCAACAGTGAAACGGAACAGTTCTTCAAGTGGGCGAGGACCGCTTGCACGACCGCCAAATGTCTTGAGACGAGCACCAGCGGGACGAATCTTACTGGTGTCCCATGACGGAATCTGTCCGCCAATCAGGAGCGAAACCAGTTCACGATACGCCTTGGCCCAACCTTCTTTGGAGTCCTTGACCACAATCACGGTGTCGGAGTTGCTGAATTGCTCTGCAATAGTGGGTAGTTTCTCCACATACTGCCGCTCCACAGAGAAGCCCACGCCTGTGCCGCACATAAGCACATACAGGATTTCATCAAACGCACGCACCTTGTTTACTGCCACATACGAGCAGTTGTAGCCTGCGGTGTTGTCACGCTGTAGTGCTTCGCCTGCGGTCATTAGTGAACGCATGGACGGCATTATTTCCAAATTAAGAATAGCGGCTTCCAATTCTTCACGAACAGACTTGGGAATCTTTACGCCCTTGTCTGCCCAGTGCCCGTCAAAGAAACGGAAATAACGAGCAACAGTTTCTTCCCATGTTTCTCGTCTGCCTTCGCTTTCAAGCCACCGTGAGTACCTTGAAAGATGGATGAATTGCTGATAGAAACTGGGAAGAGTTTTGGTCATTCGTGCCTCCATTGTTAGGGTTGGTAGAGTATTTAGCCCCTACCACGCGATTCACAGGCGATCAAATATAGATTTGAATTTTTAGTTTAGTCTCTGAATTCAGTTAAATGTTTATTTGTAGTATTTCATCTCTTCGCTGTTGTGTCAGAACACCAATAGACACAAGATAATCCATGCCTTGTATAACGACAGGATTATCAGAAATAATTTCATTTGCTGCTTGAGCAAGCCCCATGAAATCTGCTAAAAGATCATCTGTTTTTGCTGCATTTCTGTATGCGGCTCTTTCAGAGTAAGTGAAGCGGTTTAAAAATTCGTATGCAGTCCAAATGCTTCGCAGTTCGTCAGATGTCTTGTTTCGCACAGTCCACACTTGTGATACTGTAGTTGGATTTATTTGAAATGACGATTCTGCGACTTCTGTATTAGAAACTGTGGGGGGTTGTGAATTGTGCTTTTGTGTCTGCCATTTTATCTCCTAGTCATTAACCATTGCTATGAGAACGCACGGTAGTTGTAAATACGGTGCTGTTAGTGGAAAGCGGAGTGGCACGAATCAGCAAGTTCTTTGGTGAACCACTCAATGTTGTGCTGTAAGCAGAGACAGGACCAGTTGCTCCTGTGCGAATCAAACCGTATTGCGTGTTTACAGTATTGGTTCCGTCCTGCACCACCAACATCTTCAACATTTCAGTCTTGTTCAGCACAGTATCACGAGCAGAAATTGTGACTTCAAACGCGGGATAGTGCATTGCTGCGGGGATTACCGTATTATCGTAAACATTCTCAATCGTGGCAATAGTTTGATTGGCTGTGGTAGCCGTTGTGGTGGCTCTGAAAGTTTCGCAATACGAATAAGAGTCTCCAAATGAGGGAGCGGTTACTTTATAATTAAAATTTCCGCTGTTGTTTATTCCACCATTTGGAGAACTTAGAGTTATAACTCCAGCATTGTCATCAACTGTAATATAGGTTCCGTTTATTTCTACTGCCGAATCACCAATAGTTGTTATGGTGTTGCCACCACCGTCTCCGTTTGGATCTGCATTTATGAATAGTGTGGTGCTGCTTCCTGAACCTGAATATTGCTGAATAGCCTTTGTGTATACTGTTCCGTTTACGGATGTGTTTGCCCCAATGGTTGCCCCGCCCGACACATACAGAGTTGAAGCAGTAATTCCTGCGGTGAATCGGGTCAGAGACGAGAATGTTCCGCCTGCGGCAGAAATTCCTGCATTAAAGGTGTTTAGAGCAGTGAATGTATTGGTTCCACCAACTGTGACACCTGTGACTGCACCAGTCAAGCCGTTGAACGAAGACACCACAGACACCGAACCAGTGGCTCCGTTTACTCGTGTCACTCCAATGTGCTGTAGTGGGGTATTTAACCATTGATTTGTGGTTACATCGTAAATAATCAAATCGTCGTCTGCAATGGATGTTAGTGAAACATCAGTCAGATCGTCCAGTCTGGTTGCCACAGTTCCACCACCGCTTGTGGTGGAACGGAACTGCCCTGCTTGAATAATTCTTGCGTCTCCCGCAGTAATAGAGGTTGACAGATTGGTAACATTGTATTTCACTAATACGGACGCTACCAATACAGCATTGGTCGCGGTGTTCGTAATTTCTGTAAAGTCTTCAAGATGAATATTGTTAGCCGCATCAGCCAAACTTGCGTACTGTGCCCGTCCGTAATACACACCAAGCACATTGGGTGTATTGGGGAAGAAAAATACCCGTTGAATGGTGAACGGTGTGGACGGCGAAACGGTTGCAAGAGTTCCACTACCGTCATCAAATCTGGTGGGATCAATGCCTGTGAATCCTGTTACTGTCACGAAACTACCAGCAGTCACACCACGATAGTACCGCCAAATATCAGCATTAGTTTTTGCAGCATCAGACACTACGCTTGGGTTGTTTGGGTCTGTTGAGTAGTTGCGACCCAAGATGAATGCGGTGCCTGAAGTGCGATTCAGACTTAGATTTGCACCATTTGCTTGAATGGTGTGTCCCGATACTTTCATGGGACCAAATGCACGAATAAACTGTTCGTACTGCTTGTCTGTGGCATACGACACATTAGGAATGCTTCGTGCAAGTGAAATATACGAACGGGTGGGGTGTACCAGTGCACCAACAGCAATGGTGCTTTGGATTTGGGCATCTGTGTAGTATGATGACTGCTGCTGTAGATTACCGCTGCTGTCAAAATATATCCATGTGGTGTCTTGTGCGGTTAATCCTGACAGCGTTACACCTGTTTTGGCTGTCCACGACACACGAGTAATCGCAGGAGACGGTTCAGAAGTGTATGTGGCTCCTGTGCTCACAATGTACCCTGCACCTGCGGTAATATCAAACGCGGCACTGTTGCCTGCATTAATACTGACTAGCCCACCGTATAGCAGACCAGTGGACAGGCTTGAAGCGTAAAGCCCTCCGCTAATTCCGTACAGAGCACCTGCGTCTAGCCCTGATGTGGCTCCATCATTAGCGGAAGTCCATACGGTTCCGCCGTTAAATGTAATGCCACCCGCAGCAGAGATGCCTGCGGAGAAAGTTTGGAGAGCGGTAAAGGTGTTGGCTTGTGCAGCACACACGCCTCCAACCGAGCCAGTTAGTCCGTTGAAACTCTGAACACCAATATTGGTGATTGTGACCGATCCTGTGGCACCACTAACAGAAATACCTGTGCCTGCGACTGCTGCTGATACGCCTTGAACCGCACCAGTGAGTCCGTTGAAAGTTGAAATATACGGAGAAGTTGTTCCAACAAAAGTTGTGGACACAGCCGCAAAATAGTCTTTGATTGCACCAAGTGTGGGAATCTGTGTGGTAATACCAGCGGCAATTCCACCTGATGCACCGCAAACACCAGCACCAACCCATACAGGAGACACGCCCGCACCCTTACCCAACCACAGAGTATTGTTGGCGTAATTAAAAGCAGGCTCACCCAGTGTTAGTCCTGTGGACGATGTGGGGTTAGAAGTGCCTTTTGCTATGCTTATCTGTACTGCCATTGGATATCCCTGTTATACTATTTATCAGACTGGAATTGTATTGTCGTAAATGCCCCCATCAATACTTGAAAATATATTATTAGCAGACACCATTTCTGTGAGTCCTGATGAGGTGTTTTTTACCACGAAATTAGTATTGCTTGGTGTATATGTTGCTGATGTGTTTAGATTATCTCCAACTTGAGCAGCCTTTGTTAAAATAGTTGAGTACGATACTATTTGCATTTGTCCTGTTTCATTGTCCTGAAACAAGAATTTATCAAGATTGGTAGGAGAAGCAATACTGAAAGGTGCACCCGCACCTGTTGCTCCATAATGTATTGCAAAAGATATTCCACCACCTGATGTGGAAAGAGTTATCCCTGCTCCTGCACGGAATGTTACAGCACCCGTGAGTCCATTAGCAGAAGACACACCCTGAACCGCACCTGTGAGTCCGTTGAATGAACTCACATAAGCATCGTTTTCGATGCCACCACCGCCACTGCCTGTGCTATTGATATTTACCGTGACTTTGCCACCAACTTTGGTGGCAGAAACGCTTGCGTTTCCGCTACTAGTAAACGCAAGTGTGCGAACATCAGGAGTAATTTTCGTGCCGTTCACATACACAGCCACCTTGCCACCACCGCCTGTGGACGCAAGCCATCCCATATCTTGTGGTGAAATCTTACCGCCACCCAAAATCTTCTTCAGGATTTTATCTAATCGGGCTTCGTCAATGCCAACAGATTTTTCTTGTGGATCGTAAACAAGAGGAAACTTGGCAGTCAGCAGTCCGCTGTCGCCCTTGTCTCCCTTTTCGCCACGATCACCCTTCTCTCCCTTGTCTCCCTTTAGTCCTTTCTCCCCCACTCTTCCCGCTTTACCTTCCGCACCGTCTTTGCCGTCTTTTCCGTCTTTGCCCGCTGGACCTCGTATTCCAGACTCGCCTCTATCGCCTTTATCGCCCTTTTCCCCTTTCTCACCACGAGGGCCAACTTCTCCACGATCTCCGCGAGAGCCTTTCTCACCTTTCTCGCCCTTTTCGCCACGCTCGCCCTTCGGGCCTGTTTCGCCCTTCTCGCCTTGGATGCCCTGTTCACCTTTTTCGCCTGCATCGCCTTTGTCTCCTTTTTCACCCTTGTCACCCTTTTCGCCTTGTACACCTTGTTCGCCCTTGTCTCCTGGCCAGCCTGTCCATCCGCTCTCACCACGCTCGCCTGCTTCTCCGCGATCACCCTTCTCACCTCGTTCGCCACGCTCACCCTTTTGGGGAACAATAGCAGCAATTTCCGAAAGCACAGTAGCCAATCCCTTTCGGAATTCGGTGAACTGTGCTTCAGTAATGTAAACAGGTTGTGGAGGTGGAGGAGTAAATTCTTCGCCTTCCGTCAACACCACAGTTTGAGGCTGTGGTCGTATCCACTCAAACAAGGTGTCCACCACACCAAGATCAGCAGACAGCACCACAGCACGACCGTTGGGATCAACAAAGCAGTGTTCACCAATACCGTCACCTATTTTCAAAATATACGGATTGTGGGCAACCGCTTCGGTTTGTGAAATATAGGTAAACCGATCACCAATCTTGTAGTCTGTGCCCTTTACGCGGTGTGTCAGGGTAAACTGTGAACCAAAGCCGTAACGCCCCTCCGAAAACGGTAGAGGCTTGGCTGGCTCTTGCGAGTCTTTGGACTGTGAAAACCGCTTGAACTGTTCCATCGTATTATGTAGGGAGTCCCGTTAGTGCCTTCCACGAGTGGGGAAACAAGGGTGCAATTATTTCAGAAATTGCTTTGGCGTACTGTTGTACTTCCCATTGTGCGTGGGCATCGCTCCTTTGTGCGTAAACCCGTGCGTAAGCAGACAGTGAACCTGTCCACCACCATTCGGTGTATGTGCCCTGCGGCAGAATGGATCGTGCCTGCTCGGGAGCAACGCCTTCGGCTAGCAGACGGTTGTACACATCCAGTGCTTCCAGTACTACACGATTGTACATTTTATCTAATTCGTAAGCGTCTGCACCGTCCATGAAATCGCTGCTGCCTTGCTTGGCTCCATCGGTGGGTGCTGCTCTCCAATCAGGAGTATAGAACTGTGGTTCGTCCACCACATACCGCCGTGACACTTCGTTCTCGGTGAACCCTACCTTGTGCTTGAAAAGTTGAGTGCGAACAAAAATTGGAGCCTTGATACGCAGGGTGATCTGTGGATGGGCAAAGGGAGTCCAGTGCTTGTGCTTGGCAAGGTAAGCAATTAGTTTCTCGTCTTTGCCGTTGAAATCGGTGCTGGTCTTGTTGAACGACACACGAGCAGCGTTCACTACTGTTAGATCGTCGCCCATATGCGACACATATTCCACATGACCACAGTTCAGTACAGAAATAAAGGTTTCACGAGTTTGCATGGTGTTTTATCCGTAAAATTCGTCGTCTTCAGTCTGATCGGTATCGTCTTCGCTCTCTTCATCCAATTCCCGTTCAATCTCTTCCAACTCAAACCCTTCAAGTTCAACACCCGTCAGGTCTTCAGCGTACTCCACCGCTCGCTTATACAGTTCAGGATTGGTGTTCTTGACATACTCAAGAATTGCAAAAGCGTATGCAATCACTGGATGGTTGAAACTTTCCCCGCCACCTTCTTCTTTTGGTTCCATATTAGATCCTTTTCCATTTGCTCCACTTGAGCCGTGCTTCCATACCGCTACACGAGTATCTATCAATGTCGGCTTGCAGTTGTTTTGTGGACTTGCCTGAAAGCACCATATCGTTTATATCTTTTTCTAGTACTCCAGAATCCCAGACGCATACCGTGTGCCCGTCTTCAATGGCTTGCCGCGTGGCTTCAACAATTTCTCGGTTGCGTGGCTCGTTGTCCAAAACAACAACAATATTATTGAAACGCTTGACCACATCTCCCAATTCGCTGCCAGCGAAAGCAATGCCATTATCCAAAAATACAGAATCAATCGGGCCTTCTGTTGCGTAAACTCGTCGTGAGTAATCAACTGTATCGCCTCCGAAAAACATTCTGCCGTCCTTGACGAACTTCACAGTAATGTACCGTATGGCGTTCTTGGAGCCTCCAATAGCCCGTCCTTGCACTCCCAGTAGTTCTCCGCTCTTGTTCAGGAACGGAATAACGATACGCTCGTCATTGGGCACGGTTGTGTATGTAGGGTCAATGCCACGCACCCAATTGCCAAACCCTTCGCAAAAATAGAACCGTTCAAGACACGGAATGCGTCGCCCTTCACAATATTTGCGAGCAGCGTGATCGGGTGGCAGGTCAGAAATACGCGGAAGTGTAATATTTATTTTGGGCTTAATGATTGCGGTTTCATCAGGCTTGGGGTAGTTGCTGTGCCCGTTCTCACCGTTACGCCACCGCTCTAGTGCGTATTCGCGGCAAAGAGCAGGGGCTATGATCTCCAAGAACTTGTATACGGTGTGACCAATTCCACAGTTGTGGCACTTGTAGTAAAAGTCGTTCTTCTTGGGAAAGAAAAACCCACGAGCCTTGTTCTTGTTCTTTTGTGAGTCTCCGCAAAGAGGGCAGCGACAGTTTGCAAGATCAGACCCCTTCCACTTAAACTTCTGAAGTTGTGAAGACACCAAGTTAATGTATTTCTTGTCCGTCAAAATACTCATTTAGAAATTCCAGTCACTTGCGTCTTTGCTACCAAACTTCTTGGCAAAATCTTTCTTGCCGTAACCACTACCAAACCCTTCCTCTTTGGTTGTAGCCGCTTCGCTTAATTCCTCAAACTCTTCCTTCTTGACATCGTAGAACTTCATCTTGGCGTAGTTCAAGCCCACAATAAACTTCTTGTTTGCAGCCTTGGTGTTGTAGCGGTTCTTTAACTGCTTCACCATGATCTGCCCTGCCTTTTCCAATTCTTCAGTTGTAATGAGTGCTGCCATGAAGTCTGCGGTATGGGGCAGACCAAATGACTCTGAAGTATCGGTGAGTTCCACATCAGTTGACGAATATCCTGAACGATTCACCTGTGTGGCTGTGAATAGGGGCACATTTCGTTCCATTGCAAGCCCACGCAACTCTTCTGCAATAGCCTTGATATAACTATACGAATTCACATTACTGCCACCGCTCTTGAGACGAGCAGACGAGCAGATGTTGATGTAATCAATAAACACAATATCAGGAGTGAATCCCTTCTTGAGTTTGAGTTCATCCATCAGCACACGGAAGTGGTTGGCATTAGCCACCGAAGTGGGATACTCCTTGATAATAAGTTTGCCACTCACGCCCCGTGTGGACGCTTGCAACCGCTTCTCGTACATGTCAAGAGGTAGATCGTGGAGTTCATCCATCGTGATGTCCATAATATTTGCGTCAATGCGTTCTGCAATACGCTCTTCTGCCATTTCCAGCGTGATGTACAGCACATTCTTGTTCTGCATGAGACAACACGCTGCGTGGTGACACATGAACAAGGACTTGCCAACGCCTGTGCCTGCCATAATCACATTAAAAGTCTTGGGAGCCACACCTCCCTTGGTAATCAGGTTAAACATTTCCAAGTCAAACGGAATCTTGTCTTCTTCGCGGTGCAGCACCTCGTAACGGGATTCGTAGTTTTCAAGGTAATCGTGACCAATATTTGTGTCAAACGAAACCGCCAGTGCCTTGCTCAAAATATCAGGCAGAGCATTGGGTGTACGCACCTTGTCCTTGCCGTCAATAATATGAATGGATTCAAGAATGGCATTGTAGATGGCTTTGTCCTTGCAGAACTTTTCTGTGGTGTCTAGCAGCCATTGGGTGTCTTGCTTTTCACCCCGACACACCGCGTCCACGGTTTCCCTGCACCGCTTGATCTCGTCTTCGGTAAGAGCCTTGTCGCCTTCCAAAGAGATAAGGAGGGCTTCCTTGGAGGGAACCCCCTTATACTTCTCAATGAATCCCTTGATCTCACGAAACACCGCACGATCAGGGCGATTAGCAAAGTACTCTTCCTGAAGGAATGGAACAGCCTTCTTGCAGAACTCGTCGTTGTTTAGGAGTCCTGCAATAACTGTTTGTTCAATCGTACTCATTTATTCCTCCGTATCGGTTTCGCTCACAGGCTGTGGTTCGTCCTTGCCGTAGCAGAACTCCTTGGCAACTGCAACCTCCAACTTGTCCATGACTTCCTTGGTAAAATACTTTTCAGGATTCTTGATGATCTGCGATTCAAACGCAGTCTTGCCACCACCCACATCAACCTTGGTGGACACCTTCTTGAAAATATCGTACTTGATGGCAATGTCTAGCAGCCCGTAATACGGATTCAGCCCCGTATCAAAGTTCAACTGCACATCCACCATCTTGTTTTCCTTGGTCTTGCGACTCTTGTAGGTCTTGCAATGGATGATATTGCCAACCACTTCATTGTCCACCTTGTCCTTCTTCTTGGACAGGTAGATGATGGTGGACGCAGCGTACTTTAGTCCTGCACCGCCACCCATTTCCTTGGTTGGCACATACGCACCCACCACATCGTAAGTGTGGTTGGTCATAATCATGGGAATACGAGCGTGTCCCAACTTGATGGTAAGCACACGAAACGCAGCCTTGACCACCTGTGCACGGGTCATGTCACGGGTGTTCTTGCCTTCTGCGGTGTCGTTCATTTCCTTTTCGGTGCTCAACATTCCAAGCGAGTCAAGCACGATCATCATGCGTGGACGCTTGGCTTCATCGGTTTCCAGATACTTGTCAATGGCTGAAATGCACTGGTGGCGGAACTCTTCAACGGTAGCCACAGGCAGAACCGCAACCCGCTGCCGATCAATGCCACGAGAGTCTAGCATTTCGCTAGTGATTGCCTGCTCAGAATCAAAGTACAGCACCATGCTGTTCTCGCCAGCGTTCAGGAACTCACGAACCACATTCAGGGCAAAGTAGGTCTTACCCGTGGCTTGCTCGCCTGCGAGGGCTACAATCTTGTTGTCAGGCAGACCACCGTACAGGGAACCACTCACCAGAGCGTTGAACGAATACGAGCCAGTGGAAATGTACGATTGGGTGTCGCTGCCGTCCAGCCCTTCAATAGCAATCTTGCCGTACTTGTTGCCTGATGCCTTCAGAATGTCCTTTAGATTCATTTGCCTAATGCCTTTCGTTGTGTGTCAATGGTTTCCATCTCACGGATGTACGCCTCAATCATAACCGAAGATGAGCCTTTGTCAAGCATCAATCTTCTTACTTCAGTTTGCAACCACTCCTTCCTCTCACGAAGGAGGTTGCAAATGTACTGCTTATTTAATTCAGTTAGTGCCATCTCAAGTAGTCAACTTGAGCGAGGGAACCGCCATCTCCTTGCTAGGCACAACAAGTCCCGAACCAAACGCACTATTAAATTCATTTGCTAGATCGTCAGCGGGTTCAGCAGTAAATAGAACAGCGTCTTTTGGAATCTCAAAGCCCTGATCCTGCTTGACTGAAGCCATCCACGGCACGATGGCAAGGCTTGCACCCTGACCGTTGCGACCGGGAACAGGAATCAACATGCACGGATTCTTTAGATGATATCCAGTTACATTCTCACCAGTAAACTTTTCAGTCACCTTTGAGATAATCTCTTCGCCACTACGCATCTTCAAAATTAGTGTTGCCATTTGTAAATCTCCATTGTAAGGGGTTACTGTATCTATGCCGTCATTACACGAAAAGTGATTCTAAAGTATTCTCTTGTTCTGTTTTCCACCCCACCGAATTTGTAATACTGCGGAGTGGTTCCAAGAATGATTTTTCAAACTGCATTTCCCAATCAACATACTTCTGTAATTCAAATTCAGGAGGCAGAGTGGATGTGAAACCAATCACATGCTCATGGATAGGATTGGGTGTTCGTAAATAGATGAATTTAATCTTTTCGCCTTCACCAATACTCTTGTACTTCTTGCCCAAGCCCTTTGCGTGCACCAACTGATTGTGTAGTAGTGCTGCCTTGACCGCAATGGGTGTGGATTTACGATATACGGTTTTTGCGTCCTTGTATTCACCCATTCCATTTACTGAACGGGGAAATGCCATTGCTTCAGGCGGCAACCCCTTGAATTCTTCACGAGTAGTTTTCACAAATTGCTGTAGAGTAGACTCGTCCTTTAGGAGCACCATCTCAACTGCTTTCTTCAACGCCTTTCGCACATACGCAGGAGTGCTAGACCGTGTGGTTTCAATGCCCATGATCTTGAACTTGGGAGTCTTGTACTGCACACCTTCGCTGTTCCACACCGACAGCATGTACCGCTTCTTGGCAGTCCACACGCCCTTCTGTGCAATTACTTCTCGCCCCATGAACATCTTGTTGGCATACGCATTGGTCACGCTAGCCAACTCGGCAAACTCCTTGTCAATGAACGGTTGCAGCACACGCTCACAGAACTTGTCCAAGAACGGCACAACCTTTTCGGGTTCAGGCGTGGTCTTGAAGCCTTGCCGCACCGCTTGACCAAGTTTCAGATACACGGAATCAGTATCGCTGGCAATAACATAGTCTTCGCCTGTGGTCTTGAACAGTTTGTTTAGATGCCGATTAAGTGCTTCGCCAATCCATTGAATGCTCAACTGCCCAGACAGGGTGATAGCCTCTGCAAGTGCCACATCAAAGAAACGGAAGTACTCGTTTCCGATTGCTCCGTATGCGGAGTTCAACTGAATCTTTCGCACCATCTGAAAGTTCTTGTATTTGGAAATCTCGTACTCAATGGCTTTACGCTTGCTTGCGGGAGCATCAGGCGGAAGTGCTTCCAATTCCTTCTGCTTGCCCAACATGAGTCCCTTGTACCGCTTGCGTTCCTCGTACATGATTTCCATGAGTTCAGGCAGGAAGCCGTGACGATCCTTGCGGAACGCTACGCCGTTTGCTGCAACCGACAAATTGTGCGTCTTGGCATCGTTCAAGTATTCAGCAGGATCAATAAATGTTTTTACCACTTCACCACGATTCCTGCTCAAGATGGAATCAGGCGAAATGAGATTTCGCTTCCATATGGGATTGGTGTCTTTGGTTTCAGGTGAAATATTGTACTGCATGATAAGGTGGGGATACAGAGAGTTCAAGTCAAAACTCACCACCCAATCGTGCATTCCCACAAGGGGGTCTTTAACATACGCACCCGCGTACTGTTCCTTCTTTTCTGCTTCACGCTTCTGCGGAACCACCATGCCCTTGCTCATCAAGTGGTGGTGAATAATTGCATCCCATGTACGGACTTGGGAGAACACATCCTCAAAGTTTACACGAGCAGAATACGCAAGGGCTACAGCAAGATCAAGCAGTTTTAGTTTCTCTTCCAGTTTGGCAACCAGTTCCACATCCTTGTAGTTGTACTCCATGAACTTTTGAAAGTTCTGTGTGTAGAACTCTTGGAGGGTATCGTACTCGTTATACGAAACCTTTTCCTCACCTAATTCAACCGAACACACATGGTTCAGGGAGTACGACTCCTGCTTGACATAGGTGAACTTCATGTACAGTTCCAAATAGTCAAGAGTGGAAATGCCTGCAATAGTAAACACCTTTTGGTCGCGTCCCATTCGGTTCACAACCATTTCACGCAACCGCCCCCACGGTGACAGGGCATTGCCCCATTCTTCGGCAATCCAATTCATGCGAGCCACCAAGTACGGAATATCAAAGAATCGGATGTTCCATCCTGTCACAATGTCAGGGTCTTCGTGCTTCCAAATCTCCACGAATCGTCGCAGCAGGGACTCTTCATCTGCAAAGCACTCTGCTTCCACGCCTTCAAGAGAGAAGTCTCCAAGCCCAAGCACATAGGTGTTCTTACCCACAGTCAGCGTGATGGCAATGATTCGTTCGGTGGGCGAATCCACAGACGGGAATCCGCCGTCACACGAAGTCTCAATATCCAAGAAGGCTACACGCAGACGGGAGAAATCGTACTCCACTTCGTGTGGAAACTCTTTATACAAGTACTGATATACGAAACCTGTGTTGCCGTACACCTCAAAGTTACTGACATCCTTGTACTTCTCAAGGAACTCACGAGCCTCGTGGACGCTTTCAAAGTCTATGGCTTCCACAGGGTTGCCGTAGATGGTTGTTAGCCCTGTGGGCTGCTTGGACTTGATATACAGCGTTGGGCAGAACGGAACTGCTTCGTGTACACGACATCCGTTTCGCCATCCGCGATACAGCACATTCTTGCCACGAAGATCAACGCTTGTATAGAAGTCCATTATCGTTCCACCATTGCGATCCAGTCCTGATGCACCAAGTCCTTGCCATCATACCCGCGACCAAGGTTCTTTGTCAAGTCCCACATCACCTTGTCGCCTATTTTAATGTCTTCGGTCAGATCGGGACCAATATCCACAACTTCACCCCAAACCATTTTACAAGTAACCTTTTCGGTATAAATGATTCCTGCTTCTGTGGTTTTTTGTCCACCCAGTTTGGTTGCGACTAGTACCCATTTTCCGATTGGCTTGAGTTTCTTTTTCATTGTAACGCTCCTTCTAAAGTATTAGGCACTTCTTCAGCAATTCGTGCTTCTGCCAGTTTCACATATTCAGGATTTAGTTCTGTGCCGATATAGTGCCGTCCGTTGGTCAATGCCACCACAGCAGTTGTGCCGCTGCCTGTGAACGGATCAAACACCGTGCCACCCACAGGGCATCCTGCCAACACACACGGCAGGATCAAGTCCTTTGGGTAAGTGGCAAAGTGTGCACCCTTGTACGCCTTGGTAGTCACCGTCCACACCGAACGCTTGTTCCGCTTGCCGTCTTCTGAATATCCTGTTTTTCCGTTTCTACCCATAGCAAGACCAGCGTAACCGTGTGTGGCATCAACCCCATTTTGAATCTGCTTTCCAAGAGTTCCAACGCCTTCACGATCAATCAGTTTTTGCTTTCTTTGTGCTCGTCCGATTGATGCTTCTGCAAGCGGTTCCTTGATAGCCTCGTGGTCGTAGTAGTACTTGGGTTTCTTGGTCAACATGAAAATGTACTCATGCGACTTGGTGCAGCGGTCAGTCACACTCTCGGGCATGGGGTTGGGCTTGTTCCAAATAATGTCTTGACGCAGATACCAACCGTCAGCCTGTAAAGCAAGAGCCACTCGCCACGGAATACCAATCAAGTCCTTGTGCTTGAGTCCACTACGCCTTGCTCCTGCCTTGCCCTTTTGGCTAGCACCCTTGTAGCCTTCAGCGTACTTGATCTTGCCGTATGCAGGGGTGGCTCCACCCATCTTACGCAACTGCTCCATGCCTCCACTTGTGGTGGCATACGAGTCGCCCAAGTTTAGCCATAGAGTACCGTCATCACGCAGAATGCGACGAGCCTCGCGGAACACCTCCACCATTTTCTGCACATACTGGTCAGGGGTTTCTTCGCCACCAATCTCTGCATCACCACCGTCGTAGTCACGAAGCCCGTAATACGGGGGTGAAGTAATAATGGTTTGAACGCAGCCGTCAGGCAGAGTCTTCATGCCTGTGATGCAGTCGCCAAGAATGATGCGGTGTGTGTTCATGCCATGAAATCCTCTAGTGTGGGTTTGGTTTTAGTTTTTTGTGTCTTATTTTCCATAAGAGTTTTCAGTTCTTTTGTTGTAATTCCAAGCCCATTGGCTAGTTGCCGAACAAATTGGTGTGCCCGCTTGAGGCTGATTCGCTCACTATACAGTCGGAAGTGCTCTGGTGCAAGTGCAACAGATTCAGGGAGAATAGAGGCGGCTTTTGAAATATTTTCAATGCTTTCCAATATTCTAATGTTACAGGGATGGTGAATACCACCATGAGCCAACGGCAAAACATGGTCAAGATGATACTTTTTTCCTGTTTCTTTTTGAAGGGCTACACGAGTGAGTTCCAACTGTTCCATCATTTGGTTTTCTTTATCGGTAAGAACAACCGATGCCATTTTTTGAACGGCACGACGCTTTCTGCCTTTCATTATAATTTTTTCTGGATTATTTTTCTTATACTCTTTGTTTTTTTCTCGTATTCTTTCTATGTTAGCCAAGCGATATTTTTTATCCCTGATCTTTACCCACTCTCTATTTTTTTCTTTCCACTTCTTTAGGATTATTTTGCCTTTTTGTAGCAGAGTTTCTCTATTTTTCAGATAGTATTCCGCTTTTTGGGCTTTTAGTTTTTCTTTGTTGGCTTGTCTGTATGCTTTTGCTTTTATGGAAATCAAAGACTTGTTTTTACGACAATATTCTCTTTTCCGTTTTGATATTCTCTTTTTGTTCTTCTCGTAGTATTTTTTTTGTTTAGCCAAAATATCAGTCTTGTTGGCTTCGTATCTCTCTTTTCTTTCTTTTGCTTGTTTTTCCTTGTTAGCCCGATACCAAGCCTTTTGATACTCTAACTTCTGCTCTCTGTTCTTTTTTGACCACTTCTTTACTCTAGCCAAAATTTTATCTCTGTTTGCTTGATAGTATTCCGCTTTTTGGGCTTTTAGTTTTTCTTTGTTATCCTCTCGCCATTTTTTCTTATCAAACATATCACTTCCCCCTTTCTTTTGGATACGGCTTGGGCGGATTGCGAGTAGTAAACTCCCGTCTCAACTTTTTAGTTTCGGCTTTGGTTGCACCCAACACAAAAGCGTATTTGTGCTTGCTGGGCATATGGATCTTTTGGGATTCGCTCTGCTTTTTCTTGCTGTGGGCACGGAGTTGTGCTTCCACTTCCGCAGGCACATTCTCCCACAACATACGCTGATCGTTGTTCCAATCCCGCTCCCATTTGATGCCCAACTCTTTGGCGTATTTCTTGTACGCACTACGCACACGAAAAAATCGGTCGCTTACAACCTTGCCTGTGTATGGGTTTATGTACCGTGTGGTGGTTCCCGACTCTTGCCCCAAGTAGTACCAGTTACACGCTTGGTAAATGGTTCCCAACTCTTTTGCGGTGGGATCAGAGTACGCAGTAAACAAGCGGTACGGTGTGTGCTTTACCATCCACCCGCAGCACCACATAAGGAATGAACTTGCAAGATTCTTGGGACTCCACGACACACACGCACCACGACTCACCAACCGCTCAATGGTTTTGGTGTCTTCGCCAAGCAGTTTGGAAAATGCGTTGGGCATGTTCATCAGGATCACCCCTGCCATAATGTCCTTGCCTACCAACCCCTGATGGGGATCGTGGTAGTACGCACCAAACCAATGGGTAGTGTATTGTGACAGGTTGCCCAACCACTCGTGCCGCTTGATGAACGCTACCGCTTCTGCACGGTCTTCAGGAGTGTTTAGGGGTCGGAATATAAAATCAGAAACCCGAAGTGCCTGTGCGGCTGCTTCGGTTAGCCCTGCGGCTTGTAGATCGTCTTCGCGGTTACGGAGACGAATATCGTACTGCCAACAGTGGTCTTTGTTGTATTCCCGTAGGCACGGGTTTTCTGTTTCTGCTTCCATTACATGGTCACTTTAGTGCTTGTTTGATTCTATCCCAATACTTTAGAGTCTTTGCGTTCTTGTGTCCACTAGGGCCACCGTTGTGGATACGAGCCAAGTCTTGCACCGTTGCACCCTGCGGAGCGTAGCGACACCAATACGCCCACACAATCCGCTCTGCGTAGTCCTTACGCATACAGTCACGGTACACGCCACCAATAGACGGATCGTACTCCACAGCGTCCCGCCAATACTTGTACCAAATCTGATACGGGCCAATTGCCTTGCCCCCGTCACCAACCAGCACCTTGCCACGCGAGGACTCCACGGTGTACATGGCATCCAACAGGCGGTCGGTGGGAACAGTAGGCGGAACACTCAAAACAGCAGTCATAATTACAGCAGCAATCACGCGAGAACCCTTTCACGGTATTCAAGAAGAGCCAAATCCTTTGCTTTGGCTTCAAGCATGACATCGTATTCACGCACGGTGTCAAGAAGCGGTATCTCTCCCTTTATGTAGTCCGAGTGTGCTTGGGGACGCTTGCCGTCCGCAGATTCCGAGTAGTGCACTTTAGGAATTTCACAGAACCCGTCCCAAGTACTGAATGCCATATTGGCAGCAGTCTCAAGGGTTTCCCGCTGGCAGAAGCGGTGGTGATGAATATCCAAAACCAGTTTGAGTCCCCCACACCGAGACGCAAGGGTTTCG